CTATTTCATAGCAAGGCCGACTAATAACACTCCGGCTGCTACAGCCCAAGTATCACGTTGCCGTTTAGCAGTTGCGTTTTTATGTGCTTCTTTATTGATTTGCTCGGTCAACGTCTCTAAAGACTCGCTCTGCTGCGTTAATAGCGTCTGTGTCTGACTGATTGAGTTTTGAGAGTTCTGTATTTGTGTCTGTGATATCGTCAGCTGCTCTTTGAGCGTTTTGATTTGCTGATTCTGCTGACTGATTAGCTTCTCGCGCTCGATTGAGTTCCGTTTGAGCGTCTCGATTGAGTTCTTGAGCGTTTCGTACTGTTGTAATGACATCATCACTGTTGGTTCGTTCGATGTCGGCGTAGTGTCGGCACAATAACCAGCCGCCGGCACCAGCCACAGTAATGAGCAAAACAATAAGGATAATAATAATTTTTTTATTCCCGGCAATCTTATCAACCTCCTCTTTCAGAAACGGAAGATACAAATAGATCACCTCCTACAAGCAAGCCAATGCATCGTGCATTTCACTATCAAAGCGGTTGTTCAAACTGTCTCGGAGAGAAGAACTGTTCCACTCCGGAGTCTTGCATACACTATATACGGCTACGATAAAATCATAGTCATATTCCGGCGAGTCGATATAGCTTAAATTTGGATAGCCTTTATAATCTCCAGATTGCACGTTCCACATGCAGTGGACGGCTTCATTCCACATGTCGAGGATGTTCCCGACGCCGTACTGTACGGCCCGGCTCCACACAACGTCTTTTAAAACGTCGTGGTGATTCTTGATATGCCAATAGTTGTCCGCCAGAATCTGTACAGCCGGGTCATAGTACGCCGCTTTGACGTATTCGTGCTGAGCTTGTGCGAATCCATCACTGTCGCTGGCGGCAATGTTGCGCCAGGCCTCATCGAAACTATCACTGCATAAAGGGTATGCGTTGAGCTGTTCGCCGTATTGCGGATAGTAATCGTTCAGCCAGCTGACGAACCGCCCTAAACTTCCGGCATTGGAGCTGAACTGATACGCCCCGTAAGATTTTCCACCAGGGTCGCCATAGCCATCACTGATGCAAGCCGGGTCCCCATTACTTTCGTATTGTGCGCTTAAATCGCCTAACATAGTTAATCATCCTTTCATTTTTTCTGTACTGTTTGACACTGTGGGCGTGTTTTGCGTAGCCGTTGGCATGGAGTATCTTGCCGAATTAAAACGGCTGTCATAGCCGTACTTCGTCCAGCAAGCCTTTCCCAACCCGACGACGGTAGCGATACCACCGCCGACTGCTGTAACTCCAGACCAACAGCTCATCAATTCAAAATGCGTACCTTGTAAAGCATTGCTCCAATAGCCAAACAGCCAGCTGAATAAAACAAGAAATAAAAAAATCATCATCACAATGCTCATGATGATGATCAGCTGCAGCCAGTGCTTTTGCCCCCACCGGCCGAGGTCCGTAATCCTATTTTTCATCATCCACCTCCTGCATGGCCATGACTTTATTATATATCGATGTCATGACGCCATTTTTTCCGAGTGCGTGATAGCACTCATACATGTTAGCAAAGGATTGTTTTTCTGACACGGTACAGCCGCGCTTCCGGAATGCGTTATACACTGTAAGCATGTCATATCGTAGGATGGCCTGCACGCCGCGCCGGAGCGCGCGCTCGCTACAATACCGGCCGTATAGATAGGTAGCGCCCCCCGTTATAATAGATATAACCAGACTCGTTGCAATCTGTTCAAGCATTTTACACCTCCCTGAAAGGATTGATTACTATGCGATTACCTAATGGATTTGGTACTATCTATAAGTTGCAGGGACGTAGGCGGCGCCCGTTTGTCGTTAAAAAGACAATAGCCGGCAAGCAGCGGCCACTTGGCTATTTTGAAACTCATGATGCGGCCCTCACTTTCCTTTTAAAATATAACCACGAGCCGACGGGACTCACGGCGACGTTCGCCGATATCTATGAGCAGTGGAAGCCCACGAAATGGCCAGCTTTATCGGAGTCGTCCCGGGCGGCATACGATAATTCCTTCCGGCACCTGTTCCGGCTACATGATAAAACGATGAGCCGGCTGAAATATCTAGATCTGCAAGCCGCGATGGACGACGTGCGGAAGGTAGCTGGCTACAGTACGCAGAAAAAGTGCCGGGTCCTCATGAGCCAGCTCTACCAATTCGCGATTAAGCGTGAGATGGCCACGACGGACTACTCACGATATGTCGAGATTGACCGGCACCGCATCGTCTACAAAAAGAGGCCTTTCACGGCTCGAGAAATCAACAGGCTTTGGAAGCAAGCCGACGACGAGACGGTCCAGGACGTACTGATTTTGATATATACGGGTCTTCGCATCGGGGAGTATTTGGCTTTGCGGCCGCAGGACATAAAGATCCGCGAGCGCTATATTGACATCCGGCACAGCAAGACCCAAGCTGGTGTCCGCAAAGTTCCTATCAGCAAGCCGATACTCCCTTTTCTGGCCGCAAGGAAGCGGCGCAGAGAGATTTGTCCGATTGATACTTACGACGCTTTCCGGCGCCGCTGGAACCGGACGATGAAGCGGCTGTCGATGCGCCACACGCCGCATGAATGTCGACATACCCTGGCGTCCCTGCTCGACTCCGCCGGTGTCAACGACACGGTCATCAAAATGATACTCGGTCACGCCCGGAGAGGCGTCACAAAGTCCGTCTACACGCATAAAACATTGCGCGAGCTCCGCAAAGCTGTCGATAATTTGTGAGTAACGCGGTACTAAGTCGAATAGACGATACGTCTGAGCGCCGCTTAATGCGTAGTGTCACGGTGTGCCTGGCTTGTGCTTAACGCGTCGGCTTTTATATCTCAAGTCGACAAAAATTAGCTATTTTTACAGAGCATCATAATGACTGTCGATGAATTGGCGAACGTTACGGGTGATTTGGAGTTCCGCAAGATGGAATCTGGTACTAATATTGTCGACTGTTTTATTGCTGGTAAAAATAACTGCTTTGTAGTGCGGCTTGGCACTGGGGACTCATGGGCATACGCCATGGCCCAGGGTAAAAATACCGCACTACCTGTAGATGTTGCACATCTAGAATTTGGCCGCGATATTCCGCACAACACTCTACAGCCGAGCAAAGCTGTTTACATCTGGCTACGCACGGCATAGCTGTCGAGGAATTGCCGGTCGTTACCCCAAAGCTTAATTTCCAGGCCCAAGCTGGCGATACTACTACCGCACCAGTCCGTGAAACTATTAAAACCAATGCGGTGCACCAGCTGTACCCAAATCGATATGCAAATTCACCGATAGAGCCTTTTGGTGGTGATATGCCACACAACAACATACAACCATGTATAGCCGTGTATCTCTGGAAGCGTACCGCGTGACTGTCGATGAGTTGGCAAAACACAACCATGTTTATCGAATATATGTAGGTTCGCTTGGTACGACGCAGAAGGATGCACAATATGGTAAATTTTTAGCGGCTCATTACAATAGCGATACTATTTGTGATTGTGGCGACAATCTGAGTCCAGAATACCATATATTTCCTACAGGTGCAGATAAAGCTCACAACACATTACAGCCTAGTAGGGCTGTATACATCTGGTCTCGCACGGCGTGACTGTCGATGAGTTGGCAAAACACAAACATCCTAGTGGCTTAGGGTGGCGAGACCCTGAACTTCCAGATATCCAGGGCATCTCGGACACCATGCACGGTAGATGCGACGCAAACAGGCCTAACATTAATTGGGATTCCGGATTTACTGGCGAAGACAAACCGCATAACACAATGCAGCCGAGTAAAGCGGTATACGTGTATTGTAGACTTAGCTAACTCGAACCCAGATATACGTCGCCCTTGACGGCTGTATGTTATTATGGGGCCTATCGGTTCCTACGTCTTTCATATTAAAGGTATCTCGCCAAATGCTAGACCAACTCGTAGCTTTAGTTAGTACATCCTTAAACACCCCTGTATCAGTTTCTCCTATACCGGACATTGCTATAGCGTGCTTATGTCTGCCAACTCATCGACAGTCACGCGGTACGATGCCAAATATAAGCAGCCACGCAGGATGGTAAGTTGTTGTGACTCTTGTTAAGGCCAAAACTTATAAATACATTGCTCCCGGTATCAGTAGAATTGTTTTTCGAAACCTCATAGCTAGGGATGTTTAACACTTCAGTCCCCGCCCCTGTACACGACACAGTAACTGGCATGTTACCATTTTTAAATTTAAGGTACGCTTCCGTATATGCTAATTCCTCGACAGCTATGCAGTACGGAGCCAACAATACACGGCAATAACTGGCTGGATATTATTAAAGGCTAGTCCACCACCTGATAAAGTGAGGGTTACGCCACCCATGGCTCCTCCAGCCGTTGACCCTAAATCGTATTTTTCTTGTGTTGCAGTGACGTTTACGCGATTTTTATTGTCACCCACCCACGCTATGGTTCTAAAAGATATGTAATTTTTAGGCAGTTCATCGACAGTCACGCGGTACGATGCCAAATATAAACGGCTTTGCTCGTCTGCAAGTTGTTATGAGGCTTATCACCACCTGTATACTTAGTCTGATTTGTTAAAGGCGCTGTTCCCGCGCCAATAGCATAATCGTAGCCACTAGAGCTGTTAGCGTGCCAAAGCACAATATGTGCGTGTTTAGCTAATTCCTCGACAGAGAGTCGGTGCATCCGTTCCCCGTAGGTCTGCCCCGCAACGAACTCGAAGCTGCCGAATTTGTCGGTGCCTTTGCCCTGTGAGATGAGAGTCAGCCCTGGGTCTAACATCTTCCACGTGCCGCCGAAGAGTGCCCCCGGGTCGGTTGCGTTATCGCTGATGTAGTAGCTACCAACTGGGTGTGCGGCCAGGATGGCGTCTTTCTTGGCCTGGGTGACGGTGTCGGTGATGAGTTTCTTCAGTGCGGCGATGTCTATCGATTGCCCTTTCGTGTCGGCGGCAGCGCGAACTCCCGCGCCGGTCTGCTGGGCGTCGTGGAGCGCTTCTAAGTTGTTATTGATGTAGTCCAGGACGCCTGTGTTGTCTGCATTGACCAAAGGGGACGTACGTCCGTACGTCCCCGCCTGGATGATGTTATTGCTGGCGTCCCGGAGCTCCGGGGCCTGATAAGCCTGCTTCTTCACTTACTTCGCCTCCGTTTCCGTAGCGACCGTGGGTGCGGTCTGAGTACCAGTGTCAGTGGTATCGGCGGTTGTAGTCGCATCGGGGTTAGCCGTATCAGTGGATGCGATATCGGCCGACGTGTCTGTCGTCGCGGTGTAATCGGCCGTTACGGAGCCAGTGACGGGGTCTACAGTCGTCGGGGCTTCGCTGGTATCAGCTTTTACTCCACTCTTCTTGGTAAGAGTCATGATGACGGCGTCGCCGTAATCAAATTCTGTGTCGATATCTGCATTTAAATTAATCATATTTCCGACGTCATCGATAAGTGTGTACGTCGTACGGGATGCCATCCCTTGTGGATATGTAACTTTACCATTTACTTTGTATTCTTTTTTCATGTCGATTTCCTCCTATAAATTTGATACGTCAATTTGGCTATACGGCGCATCAAAATAATATGTATCAGTTAAGTTAAGACCAGCCAAGCTATTTCCGATGAGGACTCCAGATAGCTCACCTCCATTAGACATATACGACGACAGAAAATAACGTGCGTCTGGATAATTTGAAGTCCCACGAAATGAAACTGAGTCAAACGGCATTGTTACCGCCACCCCCTGCTTATCCGTTATATATCCGTTCCCATATTCGGCACTTTTCCCCCAACAGGTTGCTTTTATTTTAAGGTACTTAAAATTACTGTTATATATGATAGTACCATCGCTACCATATACAGCTAGCCCATACTTGCCGTCAGTCACAGGGCGCCACTTATATGCATATACATATATATTGTTGAGGTCACAGCAAGGTCGGCAAAATACCACCTTCTGGCCATTATACAGCCCCCATTGATAATTACTACCGTAAAGCTCATCTCCAGTATCTGCATCGTGATAACGGGCCGTGATAGCATACACCAAAGCATCATCCGGTATTTTACGGACAGAGCAATTCTCGTATACTTTTTTATAGTTCATCCCTGTTAAGTTAAACCATGGGTTTATAATCATATTTTGGGTTCCAATAACACTTAAATCGGATAATTTGTATTTTTTCCAAAACCCTAAATTTTTCCAGGTAACGTCAGCCCTAACTGTTACAGTATTTGGGCCATCGTGACTAAACATGTTTTTTATCGTTTCTTCAAAGCCACAAGCCATTAAACCACCCCGTAAATAAAAGTACTTGAGATTCGTCGTAGTTTATATATAGTTGGCTCAACTACTGTGTCTGTTTTCACTGAAGCTGTATCGACAAAAGTCCAGCTGATAGCACCTGTTTTATAATCAAATCGTATGTCTGGAAAGTCTAAGGAATACAAAGTTAATGGCTTACTACTAAGTGGACTCTTAGGTTCTTTGGTATGCGTAAATACATCCGAGTTAACAACAAGTCCTTTACTGATAAACCACACTCGGCTACCTTTTAGCTCGTCCCTAGAAAAGCTTCCACCGCTAAAGCCTGTCGTGAACTCTCCTAGATATTTTGCGATACCTGTTGAGGTGTCCACATCAAGATTGCCGTTAGCATCGAACACTTGTAAACCACATGCCATATCACCATACCCCCAATCGTAATCGCACTACATTATTTTCATCGTATATTAATATTAAATTGTCGTGCAGTTCCATTCGTGCCCCACTTATCTTCGTCCGCAGCGTCCCGATAGTCGCCGTGATGGCCGATAGACTGCCGACATCCATTTTGTTCGCCGTGACGGCGTTGCTCTGAATCATGTTGTTCGTGATGATGTTGTTACCGATTTTGGTCGTCCCATCGATATTGACGAGACTGCCCTTGATATAAAACCCGGTATGATCCTGTTGCAGGTAAGACGTCATATCGCCCTGCGTGATTTTCGTCGCAATGGCATCACTCATCTGAGCGATAGCCGAGTATGACTTAACTTTTGTCGAGTCATTGAGATTTGATACTACCGTAGTCACGGCATCCGACGTCTGTGTAATTTTAGACGTTAGCGACGAGTTGACCTTATCCTGAGTGGTCTTGTTGCTCTGTACCGTTGAGGTGAGACCAGCCGCGTCTTGCTTAATCTGACTAATTTGCGTATCGACTGACGAGTTGACCTCGTCCTGAGCGGTCTTGTTGGCCGACACTGTCGACGACAAGCTGGTAGCGTCTTGCTTGATTTGGCTGATTTGCGTATCGACTGACGAGTTGACCTCGTCCTGAGCGGTCTTTTGCGTGGCAAACGTAGATGTTAGGCCATCCGTCGTCGTTTTAAGATCTGAGATAGACTTATAGCCGCTATCACCTGGCGCTTTATTGAGCTCAGTGATAACCGCGGATAGATCATTGGCTGCCGACGCCGCAGCGGCCTGGATTTGCTGCGGGAGGGTCGTCTGTGTATCTTGCACGGCTTTGTCAATGACCTGGTCTACTTTCTGCCGGGTTACAGCCTGGTCAGCCAACAGCGACGAATCTACCAGGGCTTTTACCACACATCGAGTTTCGTCAGAATATGGGCCGGCGCCGAACAGGTCAGCATATGATACGCTTACATCATAGACCCCGGCAGGGCAACTATAGGTCAGCGCATTATTTACCGTAAACAGGACCGTATCGTTAATTTTTACGTACATCCCATTGCAGTCGTCCGGAATGGCCCTGGTAACGATACTCATACCGCCCAGCTTATCTGTAACGGTTGGTGCATCAGGTTTCTTTGGTTCCGGTTTATAGTACTGCAGTTCTGCCGCCGCGCTGTATTTTCCGTCTGTACCACAGGCGAACACATACAGTTTACCTGTACGGCTCGTCAGCTTAACGTCTGCTATCAGGCTGTTCGTACGGAGTAGGAAGTCGTTAGTCTTCGCCCCTGCCCCGGTATCAGTACGGATCTCATAAAACGCGATATCGGCGTTTGTGACGGCATCCCATGTCAGTGTTGCCGTGGATTTTCCGAATGTAACAGCCAGCTTGCCAGGCGTATTCGGTGTTGTCGTCCGGGCGGCACATAGTACGTCAATCGTTGTAGCCGTATCCGGCAGTGTGAACCGCCCCAGCCCATTTGCTGTGCAGATTGCAATACGATAGGTATCACCGGGCACGCACTGCGGTATCGTCAGCTGGTTTACCCCAGTTCCTGCATATGTCCACGGTCCGAACCAGCCCAGATTATCCGCGGCAACGCCTTCCACGATTACCAATTGATCGGACTGTACATGGTTCGGCTTATAATACACTCTAGCCAGTAAGTTGTCTGGCTTCCAGGATACATTAATATCGTATCTGGGAGTACCATCAAGCAGTACCCTATACGAGGCGTACGCGGAAATATTGTTAGGCGTAACCGCTGACGCCACTCCGGGTACTGCAACTTTTATAACAGCCCCGGTTGAGCATTTTAGGTTGTTAACTGTAATAACTCTGGCATAATACCCCGTATCGACATCGGTTTCGCATTCGAAGTGCATGCCGATGGATGACCCTGCCGTTTCAAACGTTTTACCGCCATCCCGGGATAGCGATATGACAAACCGCTGATAGGGAAGCCGTTCCGGATAGGACCACGAGAGGTACATACGGGCGTGAAGTTGTCCGCTATTATCGGTCCAGTGAATCTGGTGCCCTACTAGGTCAGTTACGTTCTGTACGTCGGACGTATCAATTTCGGAGTCACTGTAGTTCATGGGCGGGATTGTATAGTTTTCGTTGAATACGTTTTCATTGTACTCAATCGCTTCGATTTCCCGAACCATATCCTCCGTACGGCTGATGGAACGGACAACAAATTTTTTCGTCCCTTTACTGACTTCAGCGATATCGAATATGTCCCCGGCAACTGGTGCGGATGCAGGGACTTCCGATAGTACAACCGTAGTCGTAGCATCATTTACGGTAATCGACTGGCAGCCTACTTCGTATCGGGTATCGCCCACGGCGGAACGGTAGGCAAATGTATATGTCTTAGTGCTGTCATATGACTTCATTACTGCGTTTACGACTACAGTATTCCCGTCTACGCTTGCAATCCGGCCACTGGTCTGCCACATAGGTACGTCATGTGCTACGTAGATGACGTCCCCAACTGTGCAGGCGATAGCGTCGATAGCCGCCTGGAATGATACCGTGCGTACCATATACGCATTGCAGTACAGTTGGAATTTAGCTTCCCGGTATGCCTGTTCGTAGTCAGTGATGCCGTCATAGGTCAGTTGTGACGTAGTGTCATACTCGTCAGAGTCAAACGTAGGGCCAAAGACTTTCACGGTGTCCCGCTGATAGTCTTTCTGAGCATTAGTAAATGTCAGCTCTACGGCGTTTGCCCGGTCTGACGTCTGGAGGAATGTTTCCGAAAATGTACCGCTGATAATATTGCCCATGCCGAACATCTGCACGGCTTCTTTAGGCCCGTCCCAGCAGCATCCGTACTTCGTACCGAACAGCTCGACCATTCCGCGCCCGACAGGGGCAATGAACCGGTTCACGACATCCAACAGTTCGCCTGATGTGTTGATTTCAATGTTGATCTTCAGCTTGAACCTGTCACAGTACGCCGCCCATTCGGCAAACTGGTTGTACAGTAGCAGGGACGCATCAGCCCCACTGTGGATATACGTTGTTCCCCCGCTTCGTACATCGGTTATCTTTTCCGCGCGATGTATCATGTCATACGCGGCCCATGCCGGGTTTGTTGCGGCATGTTCTTCGTATGCCTGCGTTCCCGGATTCCAGATGTACACAGTGCTCCGCTGTTTCATGAACTTCATCGTCGGGGACCCGGAGAGCTGGTCCGTAGCCAGAGCCCGCACACCAATCAAGGCAATTCCCGGATATGTAAAATCATCGTACACAATGCCACTGACAGCAGTCCACCATACCCGGGTGCTGGCCCGTGTAGATGTTACCGGATATCCACGGGACACGACTTTAACCCGTACCTGATACCGCCCTTCAGGGAGATGGTCCGTCCGGTACTGCCGGCGGATAGCGGACGATTTATTGCCCTTAATCATACCGTTATCAGCTGAGTCCTTCGTGGATCGCACATACACTTTCCCGTAAGAACGAGTAATCCAGTTTATAAATTCATGCGTAGTTATCCAATTGAACGGCCCTACAGCGATCGTCCGTTCGGGTTTTGTCGTATAGGTCGTACTGTAGCGGCCAATGCTGATCTTGTAGCTGGCACCGTGATCATGACTTTCAAATTTAATATCGTACTCACCAATAGGAGCCGTATCATCGTTCAGGGATACATATTTACATTTAGATTCCAAATAATGATGCGGCCGTAAAAAGTCTTTCCAATCGCTGGACCCCTCTGGGGCGTACTGCGCGGCGATTTCCACAAACGTTTCATCCAGCCCGCCTTTATCATTGGCATAGTACAGCCCGTTGGAGCACTCTACATAGATGATGAGGCCCTGAGTCGCATTGCCCGTAACCAGGTCTGTACGCCATTCGCTTTCGAGCAGTTCGTACCCCAGGCTTTTCGTGCTTACGGTGTCGTTGAAATTGGGGATGATGTCCTGGTCATTCAGCCCGGACCGGGTATCCAGTCTGACGTTCTTATAGTTTTCTATCGGATTATCGTTCAGTTGGACATCATAAATCTTCAACGGGCCATATCCGGCGGCGACAAGCCAGTTAAGGTACTGCTTATCCGCGTCAGATGTTATGTATTTCCCGATAGTCTGCCCGCCGCTACGGACTGTACCATACGTAATCGGGATAGGGTTGTTCTGTCCGGATGTAGTCTGTATGCCAGACCACGAGTACGTCGGATTTTCAGAATTGTCCTGGTATCCCCGTGTATTCGCTGTGCCAAAGGCCCGTTGTATCAACGTGCCACCGATGAACATGACTGCCGCTGCGGCCAGATACCCGCCGATAGCGGCGAATCCTGTTGCACTGGCCAAAGCCGCGCCGCCCCACGCCCCTGATGCTACCAGGCCACCAACACCCATAGAGACAACAGACAGCGCCACGGTAGCAATGATCAGCAGAGGATTCTTCCCATGTCCTTTCCCGACTACAGGCGAAAACACAATAAAATCACGGTCCTGTACGGCCTGATCACCGTTAATAGTGTAGCTGTTCCGGGAAATCACCATATCTGATAAAGACAGCATATCCGTGCATTTCTGCACGTAATGACTGACCGGCGCCCCGGCAACATACGGGAGCTGATGGATTTCTCTGTTCTTCTGTGGCTCGAATGGATTTTTGACAAAGATAACAGTAATCATGTTTTGCCCCCTACGTATACATAAAAACCTTCAATTACACCACGCCATGCCGGGGAATCCAGGCGGCTGATGCAGACGCCTATCTTGGCCCGGGTATGGATGAATTTACCATTCCCGATATACACCCCGGTATGGTTCACGATTCCCGGCGGTGTGCCCATCCGGAGAGCTACCAGGCACGGAACAGGAAGCGGCGGTGCTACCCGCCGCCATGCCGATGATGCGGCTTCCCGCTGTACGATGCCATTTATTTTCTCTTCATCGTCCCAGTCCGCTGTAAATTCCGGCAGGCGTACTCCAAACCGGCTATATACCTCCATGACAAGGCCGTAACAGTCAAAGCCTATGGCGCGGTTCCGGCCGCCGTTGACGAAAGGAATGCCGATAAGATCATCATAGTCAATCATACATAAATCCCTCCCTGGTCAACACCCGGAAAGCCGCCAAAACGGGAGCTACAGCCCCGTTTCCGGCAGTCTGAAAGCGTCCGGTTGCAACTGGTATAGTCTGTTCCCTTATACCCGCACTGGGGCCCTCCAAATTCCTTATACCGGCAGCTGTTCTTTGTGTATTTCCCTTCTGGGCGCCGGGAATGAGGATTGTAGGATGTGCCTACCGTTGCTGTCACCCATTGTTCATTGACGGTCAGCTTCGTGATCCGGTAGTGTTCTTCTACCTCGGCGCTTGTGCTCTGCAGGCCTTTCGTATTGACAATATAGAACACGACTTCTCCGTTATTGGCGCCGTTCGAGGCCTCAACATAATAGGTCAGCGCCTGGCTTGTGTTGTCGATACGGATTTCAAAAGACGGGATGCTCCCCGATTTATCTTCTGATACCTTGCCGATTTCAAACGGGAACGCCTGCCAGACATGGCCGTTCCATTCAATATCTTCTGTATTATGGCAGACCCGGATAGGATCTACATCTGCCATCGGGATATTAAGCTCCAGGAGCAGGATAAATACACTGTCCGTATCCATTTTGTTTTTTTCGGCTTTAGCGATTGCCGATAATGATAACATATGCCCCCTCCTAATCTTCCCGTATCGTAATACTACCAGTCATCATATTCACGGCTTTAGACGTAAAAGCCTCTTTTTCCACAAAGCGCGCCGTGTATGTTTTGCCATCGATAGGCGATACCCATTCAAAAGGCTTTGCGCTGAAATAGGACTTGTTCTGCAGAAAATCCATGAGTGTTACATACTCAGCGTACGGCAGATTGTCCCATTTCAGTACCCATGTCTTGCGGCTCTTCGTGTATTTCCGTCTGGCCTGTACCGTACCGTCTTCAAAGGTGGACCTGATAGATGTGTCTTCTACGTCCTCCGTAGATCCGTAAGATGGTGGCGTTATATCTGGCCATTTCAGTGCGTCAGCCATTTCCCAGTGCTCCTTTCAGCATCGTACGGCTTCCCATGTAGTCAGTCGCCACGGCTTCCAACATAGTTGTCACTATCAGCTTCTTACCGTCAACCTGCGCTGTAGACTGCGTTGATTTGACCTGCTGGCCGGACTGATTGACGATCCGTACTTCTACATTTTCTATACCAGATTGGCGGTCATTCTGGCCGCTGTTTAAAATCTCTGCCGTTTCACGGGCATTATGCACATACCCGTTTCCGCTCATTTCTACCAGTTCCCGGCCTTCTTCACCAGCGATAAAATACCCGGGGGCAACGATACCGCCGCTGGCAAATCCCGTCACAGAATGATGATAAGCGTAGGAAGTTGGAAGAGATGCCCCACCGCTGAATGATAGCCCACCACTCAGTGTACTGATTGCGCTGTTTGTGATGTCACTGGACAGGCCTATGTTTGCGCCCATACCACACGCCTGCATGATGGCGTGCATGACAAGGCCCTGCATGATGATCTTCATCATCGTGTTCAGGATGGTATTAGCCACGGAAATATACAAATTGCGCATCCGTTCGCTGAATGATTCGTTCTGGGTCAGCATGTTATCGAATGCGCCCTCCATAGTATCCGTCAGACTGCTCCATCCCTGTGTAAGCGCGGATCCAATATCCTGCGTATACGTTTTCATGCTCCGGCCCAACTGCTGGAGCCCTGCGCCCCAATCCGTTTTGGCCTCCAGTGAATGCAGTTTCTGCATGTTTTCATACAGTTCCTGCTCCAGTTTTATCCGCTGTTCCTGTGTCAGTTTTGCCGTATTGAGCTGTTCCTGCTGATACCGGGTAAAGTCCTGCAGTTCCTGCTGTTGCGCCTTGTTCAGGCGGAATGTAAAGTCGTCCTGCAGATACGCCATGCTTTCCAGATGGGTCTGCCGTTCGGAGTGCTCTGTCTTCATGAGCTCTCGTTCTTTTTGCAGTTCTTCCTGCCGGGCTTTTTCCTTCTGTACTTCCTGATAGCGGTCTACAATGGCCGTGCCTTCCTTGTCATCGGTGCCCTTGCCTACGACCTGATTGTATATATCCTTGCGCTTTTCATCGATTTCACGCAATGTTTTCTGCAGTTCACGCTGCATCACGGCAAGCCGGCTGTCATAGTCACCGTTCATACCGATTTCATCCGCCGTAATTTCGGCTTCATCGCTGTATTTTGCCCGACGTTGCTGCCATTCATCCATGGCGTTCTTGACAGCTTCCTTTTGGTATTCGCTCAGTTTTGCGTAGGCTTCTCCCATAAGTGGCGAACGATACAAAGATGTACTTGTTGGCGCAAGATTGATACCGTCGCCACCGATAGAATCATAGATGGCCCTGACGCCGTTTACGTACTCTTCTGTGTTTTCGCCGTAGTGTTTTACACCTTCCCATACGTCGCCGCCTGCTTCCCGGATTTTACCTCTAAGCAGGTCTATAGCGGCAATGGTATTCTGTCGGTCATTGGCTGCATAATCATCTGGCAGGCTGTGGCGCATTCCGTCGTCGCCCAGGTAATCCTGCCCGGCCAGAATCTGGAAGATGCCAGACGCCCCGGATGCCGGATTGTATGTATTCGCCCCGATAGTAGTAATATCGCGCTGGTCACCGGATTCATACGTAGCTATAGCCAGCAATACTTTCAGCAGATCTGTAGCGTTCATTTCCTGCGCCACGTCTTCAATAGTCTGGATGGCCGGGGTCTGGGGAATCGTGACGGATTCCTGGGAAACTGTAGGCTGTACCACCGCTGCAGACTGAGGGAACAGCTGAGCCATAGATATGTAGCCTGTAACCGCCCCAAAGTCACCTTCTACGGATGGCTTTTCAATAACACCCGTACTGGAGTTAGCACCAACATAGCCGCCTTCCCCGTTGCTGATGACAATATGACCGTCGCCTAATACGACAACGCCATCGCCTTTTGCCGGTACATAGCCATCCCCCGCCGGGTGCCATGCATCCCCAGCAGCGGCTATGATATCAGGCACTACGCGGGGAAGACGTTCTCCTGTAGCCTCGAAAACGGCATCGGAAAACAGCTTTCCGCAGTCCGTTGCGCTCAGTCCGTCACCACCCAGCAAATACGGCATGCCATCCCGGGATGCCCCGTATTGATATACCGTATCACCTACGGCGCCACTACCCGAAGACGCGGCAGATGGTGTAAAGGATTTCAGGGAAACAATGGATTTTGCGATATCCTTATTGATGCCGCTTACCTCACGGGAAATCTTTGCCAGGTCAATCTGGAGCTGTGTGCCGGTCAGGTTCAGCAGTTTATCATTCAGACTGTCGATGATATTGGCTACTTTTTCATTAGCCTGAGCGATCTTTCGGGAATTTTCCGCAATCACATTTGCGTATTCTTTGTTTGCCTGAGCCTGTTCCCTTGCGGCTTTAGCCGCTTCGCGCTGGGCCGCGGCCGCTTCCTTATTAGCTTTCTTAGCGGCATCTCCGTCATCATCGTCACCGGGAGGATATTTGCCGGTAACCTTATCGATAAGATCAGGCCGTTCATTTGCGATTGCCTCCTGCATGCGCTTAGCTTTTTCCATGCTGGCAATCATTTCATTCTTTTCCTGTTCTTCCTGCTGACGCTTCAGTTCTTCCTCATGCTCAGCGTTCATCTTCTTGACGGCTTCCACGTCTTCCGGGCTTTCTGTATCCCAGTCAGCCCCGCGACCGGTCCAGTCTAATACTGTAGGTGCTCCGGAATCCTGCCGTTTTACGCTGCCATCCCGGTTAACGACCCAGGTAGCACCTTTATACCAGTAGGAGTGCTTTTCGTCCCAGTCCCGTTCCGCAGATGCGTATTGGTACAGCTTATACAGCGCGGCCCCTATAGCTACTGCCACGCCTATCCAGCCGCCTACAAGGTTCCATGCCAGCGAGGTAAGATTCTTGATTGCCGTCCCGGCAACAGCCCCCATGTTAACGACTTTTGCACCGCTTACGGCGGCCGCAGTACCTGTCGCTACGGTAGCGGCATTGGTTTCCAGTGTTTTCGCTTTGAGCGCTGTCTGCGCTTCTCCGGCGATAGCCGCACCGGCCGCACTCTGAGCGCCTGCCGTAAGGCTCTGCGTGCCCTGAAGCTCATTAGCCAGCGTTGTCTGTACGACCTGCTCTGCCAGTTCTGCCTGGCCCGCCCGTACCAGCGCAATCGCTTCATTGGCCCGGGCCGCCATCATCTCAGCGGCTGCCCCCTGGGCTTCTATATTGGCACTAGTTGCCAGAATCTGAGTGGCCAGCTCCATTTCCCCGGCCTTCATGGCTGCTAAGGCACCTTCGAACGCCGTACGGCTTGTCTGTGCGACCGTAGCACGCTGTACTTCCAGTTCTATGTTCCGCTTGATTTCGTTGCCCAGGGATGCTTCGAGTGTGATTTGTTTCGCAACGGCCGCGGAATCCATCCCGCTACGTGCCCCGGCAGGAGATACGCTGGCCAGCGCGGTCATACTGCTTTGCGCTTTAGCCAGATTTGCCTGACGCTGTGCATCTGCCTCTGCCATAATCTGTATCCGGGTCTGTTCAGCGGCCCGGCCCAGGGCGGTCTGGGCTGTTGCGGCCCCGGTTATGGCATTGCGGTAATCCGTTACATAATAGCTGATTTTCCGGCCAATCCACAGGGCTATCATACCTTCTGTCAGAGTTGCCGTGTGCTGTGCCGCTACTTCAATGATAGCGGCTACGGCTTTCATGGCAGGAAGGAATACGCCAGACAAATCACGGCCCACTTCCGCGATGCCACTGGCAAAATGCTCCACGACGATACCGGCGTCCCGGATACTTTCGATGACATCGCCATTGATACCGGTTACCTTTCCACTGCCCACATCTACGGATACCAGTTTATTGGCAAGCGTGCTCATTTCATCTGTGACTTCTTGAATCATAGGCGTCAGGGCTTCCCCGCCGACACGGGCAATGGATTCTTTCAGATGGTTCCAGCGGCCTTCAAATGTTTCCAAATAGTGTTCGTTTGCTTCAATTTCGCCGCGCAGACGTTCCGACAGGAAATTAAACAGGCCTTCAGCCGACTGCTTCGCTTTCTGGATATCCTCATTGGACAGCCCTAACTGCATGCCCAGTGTCGTCCGTTCTACGTTCCGGCCATTGATGATATCGCGGACATCACGGGATAATACGTTACCGTCTATCCCCATAGCCTTGCCTGTCGTAGTGAAGGCGCTGGCCAGTTTCATCGTCTGCTCAATCGTCATTTTGGCATTGAGCGCACTCGGGAGCATGCCACGGAATACTTCAGATATTTCTTTCGTGCTGGCTCCGGTAACTAATGCCTGGTCAGACAGTTCCCTCATGAGCGTTTTAGACATGCCCAGTGCTTCATTCCACCGGATGGCCTGCCCGTTGATCTGGCCCATGGACATGAGCGATCCAGCCAGAGATATAGACCCGGTCTGCATCGTTGTATAGAACTCCAGTGCAGAGCCAACAGCGCTATGCAGGGCGTCTGTAATACCGTTCAGCCCGGATATAGCCGTGGCATATGCCATAGTGTTCTGCAGTACGGAATGAACGGAAAGCATGGAGTTTCCGAATGATTCGAACTGCTGTTGTGCGTTAGCCGCTTCCCGTGCTACGTTACGGAATGCGCCTGTTGCATCGTCCTTGCCAATAATCCGTATCTGCACATCAGTGCCCGCCATCTTTAATCATCTCCCTCATTCGTTTCAGCTCATACCGTTCCAGGCATTGGATTTTGATGAAATCCCCCGGTGATGGCTCAATGTCTAACATCCTAGCAGCCACAGCGACAGCGTTATAATCCAGCCCCATCGGGACAGGGGCGGCGCCGCCCATACTGCCGACGCTGCTATACCGCCATTGCGTATAGCAGTGCGCCCATAAGGTATACGCTACCATATTTAAAGGGGAAAGCTCTGGCATACGGTAATCACAGCTATCGCAGTCATCATCTTTCCCCAGGTCTTTACACGTCCGGCAATATTCCGCTTTAGTAACGGCCCAATCCCAGACGTCAATCAGTTTTTTTCGCTTAACTTATCCGAATACGTGGCCGCGAAAACCATCTGCCCAAAGTAATAGCAGATGTTATTCGGCAGATTGTCAAAGTCAAAGTCCGGATATACATTGTCCAGAATCCAGTCAGAGCACCGTTCCTGCTGCAGAACAGCACTTTCCCCGGATGATACCCCTTTAAAATAGTTTAACTTCTTAGCGTCCAGTTCGCGCCGCTGAGCGCGGGTCATAGATTTGATTTCCGGGAGCTTCCCTTCAGCAATCAGGTCATTAATAGCGTCCTGGACTTCTTTACCGCGTTCTTTTGCTTCTTTATCTGTCATAGTCGCCATTCTCTATTCCTCCTTAGTACGTTGCAACGTCATTGATCAGTGTCACTGTAATAATGCTGTTCCCTGCATCATCGGCGTAATATCCGCGGAAATTCAGCGTCTGGGTTATTCCTTTAGGACCACTGATGCCCGGTGTAGCACGTTCTAAGATGACTTCTGGGATAGAAAACGTAAGGCTGAAATTATCCCGGGTAAATGCCAGTTCCAAAGAAGTTTCTGTACTGTTCATCGCTTTCTGCAGCTGGGCGTCATCCTCGAACAATGTTTCAATGTTGCCCGTGATTTCAGACATCCCTTCATTGATGGAAGGGCGGATACTGGAACCGTTCAGGCAGTACGTGTCACCGTCCAGATTGTTGTTGATGTCCAACTGCATCTTCCGGCAGGTAGCCAGGGCAGTACCGCCTTCTTTTACAGAGGCGTTCACATTGTTGAAACGGGTCAGTTTCATCGTTGTAGGAGCTGTCGCCGCAGTCTTTTTCGCTTCTGTTTCATTGCTGGCCATGGTATCCACCGTATACGTTGTCTCATTATTACCAACCTGAGCAGTCAGTGAAAATTTATTGAATTTCGTACCGGTGTACGTGAAGAATAAGCCGATATCAGGGAACCCCTTTTCAATCGTCAGCGATGGGATTTCATCGGTCACCTTAAATACGTGCTTATAGGTTCCTTCCTTTGTGCCTGCCGTCGTAGTCGGTGCTCCGAACAGGCCCTTTAAAATATTGCCAATATTCCGGACATCCAGCGGGAGCTCTAACTGCCCGGATGCGTCCATCTGCCCGATCCCCGGTTCGGTCATATCCCGGCGGCCGGTAATCGTATTGGACTGAATCAGGCTCTGCTTGCCTGTCAGCGCATTTTTATTGATTGGCTGTTGATACCAGGTGCCGTCAGATGGCATCTGGCCATAGTTTTTTTCAAAGGTCAGATTCGTAATCGACTTCATGCCTTTTGCTTGCTTAGCCATGTGTTATCTCCTCCTAATAAGTCAATTCTTCCCCCATAGACGGGGTGATTTCCGTTATACAGATCATCGTACCCGTAAACTGTGGATACGTAGCGGATGGCGTCACGTCGTAATCGATACGGGAGATAGGCCAGTCACGACCGGCCGCAAATTCCTGAAGCTCTTCATATATGATCTGCCCCAGTTCATCGCATTCAACGGCGCCATTCAGGATGATTTCATGCGCGCCCGGGTAGTACGCGTTTGTTTTCGTCTCCCCGTCCACCTGTATAGTATTGTTCTTCACGACCCAGCCAACACCGATCGTATAAGACAATATGCTCTGATCGTCGCCTTCTATTTTCGACCCGTTCATCACGACAATATACGGGCAATAATCCCCGTCCGGTGCCTCCCGTGGATTTCCACCGTTTATCAGTACCGGACTACGGCCGTAATGACTCTTACAATACTCCTGTATCCGCGTACTGGCCTTTAGCGCGTCCATCCATGCCGTAGAAATCGTTTGCAGTGGAATCGTATGCTCCATATTGATTTTCCTCCCTGTCATTTATAGACACGGTATACCCGTTTGCCAGATGCCGCGCTCCGTTCCTGACTGCCGCTGATGTATGAAATAATTTTCCGCTGCATGACAGCGGATGCCACTTCCTGTACACGTGGCGCCATCGGTGCAAATGTCTGCCGGGGCTGGGTGCTAATCATGAGTTTAGAGGATGACGGATGCAGGCCCGCCGCAAAGAACGCCTTGCGCATACGGTCCGTCATAGGTGTCGCATACCCGGCCTGCTGTTTACGGCCCAGATACGCCGCGGAATGGCTGAGCCAGCCAACAGTTACCACGCCTTCATCGGCGTGGCTCTTATCATAGCCGACAGCCTGCCGCAATTTGCCCATAATCGGATATTTCTTTTCATTCCATCCGGTGAGAGCCCGCTCCAGTTTTGCCCGGTGCCAGTCATCCAGGACATGCGGGGCATACGCCTGCCCACCTGGAGCCTCTGACCGGATGCCTTCCTTGATAGCTTTCTGCGAATAATACGCCGCCGATTTCAATGCCGATGCAATCCATTTCGGATTATTTTCTACGAGCTGTTTCATGAAAGGCGTGGCCATGTCTTCATACTCAAGCCGTATGTCCATTTCTGTCACCTACCCCCACATGGACCCATAATCCATCGCAGACTCATGCATAACGAATCTCAGTCGCCATACAGCACCGGGATTATGCTGTTCCACGCTGACAAATGTATAGGTCGTACCATGAAATTGAATCTCATCGCCGGCATGAGGTTCGGTTATCCCATTATCAGCGTCGTCAAGGACTGTAAAGGACGCATCCCCGTAGCTCCGGCTCTTATCATGGGCGTTCCTGGATGTGTCGTTAACGCCTATTTCAGCGATGACCTGGACATCCTTTTTATTGCCCTGTGATACGTATACCGCCGCCTCGCTGACGTCCTCGAACAGGTCCCCGATGTCATCCCGTATCCAGTCTGCCAGGGCCATGCTATTTCTTACGGCCCACTGTAGCTTTCGGATCTACCGGCGGCAATCCCTTATCAGTACTAGCTGATGGCGTGCTTTCTTCTGCTACAGCTTCCGTTTTAAGCGCTTCTACATCCCCGTCAGCGACACGGATGATTTCCGCTGCTTCATCGTCCGGGATGTTCTTTAAAAGCGTACCAGGCACATAATCGACGCCATTATGGCGCAATGTATATCGTTTCACGATTAAATCCATATCGAATTCCTCCATCGCATGATTAAGGGCGTCGTGTATTGCGACGCCCTGCAACAAATCAATAAGCCTTCAGGGTAAACCAGTCATCTACGCAGTCCGGTTTCGGTACGCACCGTGTAGTCAGACGGATTCGTTTCGTATCGCTGTTCACGTCATCCCAGACTTTAGGGACAAATGCGCCTTCATACGTCTGGAAGGAGCCGTCCTTTTCTAACTGCGTAATGGCACCAAAGAGCTGGGAGCCCAGGCTCCTGCGTGCCATGATGACGTAGCCATCGGGGATATATTTCTGAAGCTTCCCTTCTTCGTCTTCGTACACACCGTCATATGCGTATACCTGCAGGCCGTTCATATCGAGGAACGTGCCGACATTCGTCACAGCGTCCCTTTCGATACGGGGCGCAAAGGTAGCTACCTTCAACTGGTCCGACGGGCGGAGCAGGTATTTCATCAGATCTTCATTTTTCAGCATGTAAGAAATGGTTTTCGATGTCGTGATGAGCACGGACGGCGCACGGCCGCTATCGGTAGCTACAGTCTGATACATGTCTTTCAGGCAGCCATAAATATCAGCCCCGGTGTTGCTCCACATATCTGTACCGCTCAGTGTCTTCTTATGTGTAAATTCGCCAAAAGATACGTTGTCGATGATATCAATAGAGCCATCGTTGGTCGTACCGCTTACGGTAAATCCGGCATACAGCATAGTCTGGACGCACATCCATTCAATACGACGTACGTCCATATCCATGAGTTCTACGATGTCGCGGGCGGCGATTTCCTGTTCACGGGCAGAAGCCGTACGGGTAGAAATGACCGATTCGCCAAATCCGCGTTTTTCGATATCGCCGATAGTCGTTACCCGTGCCGGTGCCATCATAGGCGGGGTATACTGCTTAGTAGTAAAACCATCACGGATTACGTTGACCGCTCCGCCATTGCGGGATACGAAAGGCGCCATCTTGCGGCTCCCTTTACGATAATCCATCAGAACGGATTCACTGGCGAATGTCTGTTCTGTACCGAAAAACGTATCTCTGAAAAGAGTAGTCGGGCGGTACATACGATCAATCGCCTGAAGAAGTTCATAGGTATTCGTGTAATCAATTGCCATGATTTATAGCCTCCTATTTTTCTACGGTTAAATAAATGTCGTGAAGACGGAGATTGTCTTCCTGCTTGGCCCGCGTATCAGAGCCACCAAAAATCAGCTTATCGGCATTGAACATGCCAGAAACATAAATTTCAGCTTTGACGTCTGCATCAGCGCTGGCATCTACGTCGTTGATCAGGACGGCACTGCCTACCTGGGAGCCATCCTCTTTAGAGCTGTCCGCAATGGTGTATTTGCCGCTGGCTGTTACTTTGCCTAATACAGTACCCCGTTTCAATTTGCCCGCGCCGGCTACAATAACCGCGCCAGCTGTGATGATGTGCGGGTACGTACCGCCAATCAGACCGTCGTATGCCTGTGTGCTCACGTTCTGTACTAATTCTGCCATTATCGTTTACCTCCTGCCTGTTTATTCAGCATATCGAGAAAAGCCGCCCGTTCAGCGCTATCTTCTGCGCCTGCTGATACGGCCCCGCCTTTTACATCATTGACGCCGCTGTTCATATTATCGTCGATGACTTTCTTCATGAATGCCTGCCCTTTGCCCATTTCATCCGGCTTATCTGATGGTGCTGCTTCTTTGGCCGTATCAATGAAGAACTGTACATCATCTGCCGTCTGGCCGTTTTCTTTGGCGTGCATGATGATCTTATGCACCTGTTCGCTGCCGTCGTCCAGCGCATCGAGAGCGCTTATCCGCGCCCGTTCTTCCTGGATAGCGGTATTACGGATTTCAGTTACCTGTTCGCCGTAGTTAGCTTCCAGGTCAGCTACCGTTAAAGTTGTTTCTGCCATTGTATCTTCTCCTTTTTTCTTCTGCAGGATCTGCCTGATTTCAGCCAGGTCCCCTGCCGCAAAATTAACAAATTTCTGACGATTAAAATCGACACCGTGAGGGCCGCTGTTCTGTACATCCGCGTACAGCATTTCTGTAGCGAACCCGTTATCAATGGCCGTCTGTGCGCTCATATACGTTTCAGCGTCCATTAAATCGGACAGCTCCTGACGCGACCGGCCCGTAGCCAGTTCATACGCATTCAGGATGGACTCCTTGATTTCGTCCAGGACATCCGCCGTATGGCGCATGTCCGATGCGTAGCCGTTAGCATACGTCAGCGGATTATGAACCATGAAAACGCATCCCGGTGTCAGTTTACGCTGTTCCCCTGCCATGAATACTACTGTAGCGGCGCTCATGACTTTCGTATCGCCGACAGTCGTAACATGCCCGCCATCATGGCGATGCTTCATCAGGGCATTATAGATGCCGGTACCGGCGTAAACACTGCCGCCGTAGCTGTCGATAGTGACCGTTATATTCTTTCCGGCATAATTCTTCAGCTCTTCCCGGAACGCGTTAGGTGATGCACTCGGAATACCCAGCCATTCATAGATCCACGCGTCATCACTGTCGATAAGGTCACCATCGATGCGCAGTTCTACGTCATCCGGCGTTTCTTCGTTCGGTTTAAAATTCCAGAATTTCAATTTCAGACTTCTCTCCTTCCTGGTTACATTTCCTGTCCGGTAGCCTGCCCAGTGGTATCATCAGCTGATGCCGCATCGTTGCCGTTGACAGCCGGGTATGCAGGCAGTTGATGCTGAGTCAGCCGGTTGTTTTCAATGGCCAGGCGTTCCACGTTTTCATCCCAGCTCGTCCCTGTCATTTCAGCCGCTTCCTTTTCCCGGGTCGATAAGCCGAATAAGATACGGAGCTGTGCGCTCTGGGCTTCTTTCACCGGATCTAGAACGCCCATGACAGGTCCGAACCATTCACTATTACACCAGGCGGCCCGCTTGATAGGATCATCAAAAAATCCCGGTGCCCGCACCCTGCCGATGGCAATCGCTTCTGTCAGCCAGGCCTCATACACGGGCTGGCAGAAGTCCCGGGAGAACCATACCCGGCGCATCTTGAATTCAGACCATGCCTGCAGAAGCGCCGCCCGGCTCGCCGTGTAACTGGAATTGAACGACTTCATCAGTACTTCATACGGTATCCCCAGGGATGCCCCTATCTGCTTAGTCAGCTCTTTCACAAACGGCTCAAACGTGGACAGCGACCGCTGAGGATCAACTGTTGCAATATCATATCCCTGTGGCAGCATATTAACTGTTCCCGGGCCGATTGCAATGCTACCCGGGTCTAACGCCGGTGATGGACTCCCAGAGCCGTTCATCAGGTCCGATATAGGCATATCCCCGGTTTCATGGTCCGATGTTTCTTTGATGAACATCGTAAAATACGCCTTGATGATAGCCGCTGTCAGTTCAGCATTCGTATACCTGCCGGTCTGCTTGATAGTTTCGATGACAGGAGCCAGTTTAGGAACGCCCCGGTACTGTTCGGCCCGTTCATCATGGCATACCTGCAGGATATTAGGCACACCGGTCTGTACGCTGCGTACTGTCACCCGTGCCCAGGTCGTAGCACGATACATATTGGCCGGGTCGTACTGGTACCGGTTAGATACGTAATAAGCAACGACTTTGCCATCGTCATCTACTTCGACACCATTGATGATACGGTTCCCGTTATCGGTGTTATGCATGACGACATTACCGGGAAGTACAATACCGTCCGTATTAAGCGCCCATGGATTGCTTACCCGGGCGGCTTCTACCAATTGGATGCGCAAGGAGTACGGCATGAGCGGGCCTGCCTGGCGATACTTGAACAGTGCGAACGAATCGCCATCTACGGCGTAGCCCATATAAGCTATGTCTTGCATATCATAGAAATTATTCCGGCCGAACACATCACACTCTGTAGATGACGCCCATAGATTAAATTCTGCCTTGACGCTCCGGCTCCATGCTTCCGCCTGTTCTGCCGTGATGCCCAGCAGTTTATACATAGGCCTCGGAGCAACGTTCAGCCCTGCCCCTACAATATTTGTACGTGACGTGTTGATGGCGGCAGACGCTACCGGTGTACCCAGTACTAAGTCAGAAGACCGGCCGCGTAGTACGCCTAAATTCGCATCGATATCACTTTGCGGCGATGATTTGACCGGGTGCCAGGCGGCCAGGCTCCCTTTGCGGAATGATGCCCCAGACTCAGAATAACCGGAATTACGTACAGCCGTGCGTACTACATTCATCGTCGGCATACGCGCCATCTTGCTATGCTTATGCTTTTTCTTTCCCATATCGCTACCCTCTCAATCCAGTAAAATAAAGCGCTTCGTCCTGGCAGATCCGGACGCCTGCACAGCTTCTGCTGACTCTTCCGGCAATGTCACACCAGCGGCGCGCAACTCGTCGATGGACCGCCGGATCTGCTGATAGTCCGCCCGGCGGTTCTTTATCGTACCGTCCTGCCATTCCTGGGACTTAAGTACTTTCTTTTCTGCTTCCAGCAAGGCCCGCAAACGGGCCTGTTGTACCGTATCTGTCATACGACAACTCCTTTCCGGATGCATCCGTACTTCTTCTTAACGCTGACCGGCTTAGCATCGCCTATCACACCGCTTATAGCGGATTCATAAGCGCTCCAGTCAGGGCGGATAGATCGCATGCAGGCCAGATTATATACCTGCAGGTCGATTGGTTCGTTACGGCCATCAGGCGCTATGTTCTTCCACCGCTTGACGATTCTGCCGCGGCTCTTCTCCAGTACGAGCTTTTCTGCCAGAAGTCCACGGAAATACCGCCGGTCATAGCCGCGTTCATCGTCATCAGGAAAATGCATGTACTGGGCCCCTTTTTCTGTAACATTCTTTAGTCGTTGCAGGATGTATTCCTTGCCATCGTTGACCCCGATAAGTGTCAGCAGGAGCCCTGGGAAGTTCCGGGCCTTAGCTGGCTTATACAGCAGTGGAACACCGAATTCATGCGCGCCACGGATAGCAAACCTCTGCTGGTACTGCCTATCCATACAGTACCGGTATACCTCTGATGTGTAGTGGCCGCCGGAATCGATGAACGTCCGGGCAATTTTCAGGGTCCGGCCGTCGGAAAATGTGAACTCCCGGTTTAGCATCCGGTCCAGGTCCTCCCAGACATGGGACTGCGCATCGGGAACGCCCAGCAGGATTCCTTTTTCAATGCCCCAGCGTTCTTCACCTCTGCCCCAACCGGCGATCTCATACTCCAGACGGTCATCCTGCGTATCCACCGCGGCAGTCAGGAGCAGTACGCCTTCCGGGAGCTCTGCGTTATACGGCTCCCGCCGGGCCAGTAGCGGCTCGATATCCTTGATACTCGTATCTGGATTATAGATTTCAGCAAGCCGTGTATTGACGAATGTCTTCATCGATTCTTCATCGTCTTTGGCTTCCAGATACTCTTTGACGATATCCGTCCAGTGCACCCAGGGGGATGAAAAGGCGTTCACATGGAACGACCGGACAGACGTAACACCGGGATTCAGACAGATGTACCCCTGCTTAGCCGCCTTTACCTGGGATTCTGTATACTGGAAACCGCAATCCGGGCAAACCCACCAGACGTTATGAACTTCATAGCTTTTCTGACCGTCTTTGTCGTATTCGTCATACTCGAACTTCATATCATCGATGGTTACCCAGTGCCATTCGCCGCAATTCGGGCACTGATACCGCCACTCTTCCTGACTGCCCAGCATGTACTCACGCATAATGCGGCTTGTAGCGTCCGTTGGAGTAGAGAACAGCCCGATGATACGGTTCCAGAAGTTGGATGTACGCTTTTCAGCCAGGTTTACCGGATCGCCTTCCGTACCGGCCGATGGCGCAAACCGGTCTACTTCATCACACACCAACACCCGGATAGACCGCTTGGCAAGGCCGGATGGCGCATTAGACCCGACGAGCGATAAATACCCACCGGGGAACAGTTTCTTTAAAATTGTGTTGTCGCCGTTCCGGGATTTCTGCTCATGGATGCGGCATGCAAGGACGGGGGTCATAGCGACTGTCGGAGTCAGTCGTTCTTTCGAAAAATCCTTACTATCTTCTACAGTCGGCTGTACCATAAGCATCGGGCACGGATCCAGATGAATAAAACGGCCCAGGAGATTAAACAGGATTTCGGATTTACCTAACTGGGCCCCCAGCATAGCAACTACTTTCGTGACTCCTTTGGTGGTAAACGCGTCCATGATAGGTATCTGGTAGTTCTTGGATACCCATTTGCCGGGGTCTGCACCATACTCAGCCGGTATCTGCCGGTACTCATTCGCCCATTCGGATACTGTCATGAGGGGCGGGGGCGCGACATCAGACAGGATATCCTGCATAAGATGGATGGTTTTTCTGGGAATATAGCCATACTTTTTACTATCAGCCGTCATCGTCATCCCCGGAGTCGATATTTTCTAGTTTAGCCGCGTCGAACTCGGAAAGATCTTTTAATGCCCGGTTGATTTCTGCCGTCAGCATCTCGTTAATGTCCTCTGGTGATTTCCCGGCGAGGGAGGTCGCCATTTTTGACGGCAGTGCCAGAAGCGTTCTGCGGAACACAACAACCATATTCCCAACAAGATAGACGATATCCGATGTCTTATGCAGCTCATTTTTCAACTCCCCTAACTTCAGTTCAGCTATTTCCCGTTTAGCCTTTTCGTGGAGGGCCCGTTCCTTTTCAAAAGCTACATCTTTGCCCCCGTTCTTTTCCAGCTCCTGCTTGTGCAGGAATTCCATGCTTTGGATGAGCAGGATTTTCCCGTCATCGTCGCATACCAGTTCTTCATTCTGACGCATTTGTGATATGCGCTGTTGCGTCACCCCCAGAATCTTTGCCATTTCGCTTTGAGATATAACCAGACTGCGCCAACACTTGGAAACATTCACCCTCCATCACCTCCATCTATGCGTTTTTGTAACAGCTATGCATAATAGACAAACAAACTGTAAAAAATATTCATAACTAGAAAAGCGCCGCGGGGCGACCGACCCCTGTGGCCCTCATATTTCACAAAAGAACCTAAAAATAAAAAGAAATTCTTATTTAAACTTAAAATTATTTAAAATTGAAAAATTTAGCTATGAGAAAATGTAATAAATATACCGTCTTGTACTTGCCTATCCCGGGTATAGAAAAAGGACATCGCATTACACGATGTCCTTTTTCAGATGCTCCAGCATCTGCTGTGCTTCTTTCGGGTGCTTTTTTAAGATCTGAGAGAACTCCCGGATCATCTCCCATTCTTCTGTTGTTGCCCGGATAGACCGCAGTTTACGGAATTCACCTGCCAGAAGCGGACGCCCGGCGCCTTCCCGTTTTCCGCCTCTCATGGCTCATCACCACTTTTCAACCGATGCGCAATGTACCCGGCGATGACCAGCCCGGCAATGCCCGTAAGCCACGTAATCCGGCCAATCAGAATCGTGGAAAAAATCCATAGCAGTACGACACTTACATAGCCTTTCCCGATACGATTGATTATTTTCTTCATATCCGTTACAATGGATGTAAGGCAGGAAGCAGGGCCTTGGCTCTGCCTCCCTCCTATTTACTTACGAACGCTCTTAGGTTTGCGCTTGCTCCGCTTTGCCTTAGGGCGTTCCTTTCGTTGTTGCCGGTATTCGCTCTGCCATTTCCAGAGGGTGTACCCGGTAACAACGGTGCTGGCTATACAGCTCAGGAAGTCTTTTACATCCATTGCTATCCTCCTCCTTTCAATTATATTATAGCATATTATTTATAATATGTAAATACATAATCAAATAAAAGAAGGATAAAAAAGGAACCCGCTAACCTGTCCGGCTTTTCCGCGCAGACAGAATAGACTGGGTTCCTTTACACAATTTGATATCTTAATTATACCACGTCAAGAGTGTAAGGACGTGTATTATTTGTAAGGACTTTATAGAATTTGTCTAAAAATCGCGATGAAAATTCATCTAACGCGGCATTTTTCAGCTCGCCGCGGACATATACAGGCGAATACTTCATGCAGTCGGCAATCTCCTGCCAGTCCTGCAGGTTGATGTACCGGCCATACAACAGCGTACGGAAGTCTGGCCGCTCTATCTGACCTATCTGCTGTACGACCGTCGTCATGAACCGGCGGAACGCCGCCACTGCCTGCTCCTGCGTCTGCAGTTCCTGTTGCATGGTTTCCAGGTCGTGGGCGTCCCATGTCGCCCCGGCAGTCATCCCGCCCATGACACCATCGATGGCCGCTGTCACCCGTCCTGTCGGACCGCCGAAGATCTCCTGGCGCATCCGGCGTATGACAATATCCCGCTGGATGATTTCGGCCTGTACCTGCCGGTACTGGCCCAGATACTCTTCTGCTGTCATATTACATCTCCTTCCCTACAATGGACCCACGCAAGAAACGAATATACTCTTCTGCCTTCAGCAGGTCGCTTTCCAGTGTCCCTTTGCGGGGGTATCGATAAAGGTACTTGATGATGTTGCCCATGTAGTACGCTTCCACCCCGGATAGGCCGGCCGTCATCATCTGGATGATATCCTTGCACTCTGTCCCCTTCCATGTGTAATGGTCGGGGTGGTGGATTGCATCGCAGGACGGGTCATGCGGGGTGTAAGACTCCGGATAGCATGGCCCCTCGTTGTCCGTGCTGTCATCGACTTCAATTTCTTTACCCTCAAATAATACCGTATGTTTGCCCATTTACTTTCCTCCTTTATACCGGTACCCTTTACGGGCCAGCGTCTTTGCATGCCGCATATGGCTCCGTTGCTTCATATGGCGGATAGACCGCTGCCATGACTTCTGCTTTAAGTAATGATTATGCCGCTGGGCATGCCGTGACAGTGACAGAAGCATGGCCACGAGGTCATTGCATAGGTTCTTTTCCATGCCGTCTCCTCCCGCGTTTATTATATGATCACGACATGCGCATGGCTGATATAGATTACATCTCCGCTTGTATGTTCTACAACGGTATCATCACCAGAATCTTTGTCAAGCCAGTTCAGGATGGCCCCGGAACACGTGCCCATGGCATCGCATGCCCTATCTGATACCGGGCAGTTGCCACAGGCCGTAACATCGGCCATGAACTGGGCCAGCTGTTCCTTATCCATCATTTTTATTGCTTCATAATTCGTCATGACATATCCCTCCTATGAATTCAACCGTTCTTTCAAAAGCGTACTGGCCTTGAACGTTGCGACGTTGCGGCCGGGTACGTCTATTTCTTCCCCGGTCTGGGGGTTTATGCCCTTACGGGCTTTCCGTTCCTTAGCGCCGAAAATCCCGAATCCTCCGATACGTACCTGACCGCCGTCATGAAGCTCGGATGCGATGGTTTCGCATAATGCGTACAAGGCCCGTTCTGTATCGGCCTTTGTAAGGTTTGCCATAACAGCAGATTTTGCAATCAGTTCTTTTTTATTCATGGTGTATCCTCCTATGCTCTCGGTGGCCGTACGATAGGCGCCCAAAATGGCACCTCCTGGACCCGTACAGGCCTTGTAATCATATCGACGGTCCAATAGTCACCGTGGAACGTACCACCCGTTACAAGCGGGTATGGCGTCGTTACGTGCATCGCTACCAGTACACGTATAGACTCTTCCGGCGCCTGCTCAGCTGTCCGTACCCATTTCATACAATACGCCTCCTTAGATCTGCACCTCGCCGTGTACGGCCTCGTAATCGTTCAGTGCCTGATATTGCAAGCCGCATTCCCGGTTCAGGCATTTCATGTACTCCAGTATATGTGTCGTCCCGTCCCGGATGAACCAGGCATAGCCCTTGATACGCTCCTGGATGCGCTTCATCCGTTGCGGGCCGAAATGGTACAGGTCATGCAGGGCGAGGAATATCAGCGTATACGTCACCTCGACCCCGGCCTCTGCCCCTCTCATCTCCTTCCCGCCGGTATACTTCAGCCCTTTCAGCAATGCCCGGGTAAAGTCCATCTTCAGCCGCAGGTCCAGCCCGTACGTGTCCAGGCGGTTGCGGTATGCCGTGAACTTGTCGCCGTCGCCGTCTATGTCATGGCTGTACTCGTTAACTTTATCTGTGATGCGGCACAGCCTTTTGCACCCGAACTGCAGGGCATCGTCATCGTGCAGGGCCATGTAAATCAGCACGGACGTTGATATGGTGCTCCCATTGGCGGCTATGCGGCCCCTTTCAATCATGTGGCTTCCTCCTTCCGTATCCTGTCTATCCGGGCTTTCAGGCTCTGTAATACCCATGCCTGTGATACGTCTTTCTCGTTCAGGGCATCCGCAAGGTCTTCATCCCGTGTGCCATCACAGATAAGCTGATGGACGATGACCGGATATTCCTGTCCCTGCCGGTGCAGGCGCTTGTTAGCCTGCTGATACAGTTCGAGGGACCATGTGAGCCCGAACCAGATGACGTGATGACCGCCCTGCTGCAGGTTCAGCCCGTAGCCGGTCGATGCCGGATGGGCCAGAAGCAGGTCGATCTGCCCGTCGTTCCATGCCTGTTCATCGGCGGCGCCTTTATAAATACGGCATCGCAGTTTTGTTTTCTTCAGGGCTTCCATCAGCCGGTCCCGGTCGTGCTGGAAACTGTAGAACACCAGCGCATGCTGTCCGTTCAGCTTCTCGACCAGTTCCAGGAACGCCTCAATCTTGCAATCATGGATGACATGCACACCGTGCTCATCGTCGTAGATGGCGCCGTTTGCCAGCTGTTGCAGCTTGTTGGACAGCGCCGCCGCTGATGTCACGTCGATATCACCGTCCGGCAGTGCCAGCACCATCGTGCGTTCCAGCTCCTTATAGGCCTTTTTCGCCTTCGGCGACAGAACTACCGGGACTTCATCATAGACACAGGCAGGAAGCTGTAAGTAATCCGATGCTTTCATACTGATGCAGATATCGGATATCTTCTGCAGTACGGCTTCCTGCGCCCCGTCTTTCGGGTCGTACTCGTAGATGACGTCCCGGGTCCGGCGCCCCGGTTCAAAGTAGCGTTCCCGGAAATGCGTATAGTACCGTCCCAAACGTGCGCCCTGGTCCAGCAGGTACACCTGGCTCCATAGGTCACCCAGCCCATTAGGCGATGGCGTGCCTGTCAGCCCGACGATGCGCCGGATGTGGGGCCGGATGGCCGCCAGGGCCTTGAACCGTTTCGCTGAATGGCTCTTGAACGATGAGAACTCATCACACACGACCATATCAAAGGGCCAGTCGTTCTGGTAGTAGTCCACCAGCCAGACGACGTTTTCCCGGTTGATGATGTAGATATCCGCCGGGGTGTTCAGCGCCCGGATGCGCTTTGACACGCTCCCCAGGACCGTAGAGAACCGTAGATGCTTCAGATTGTCCCATTTGGCGGCCTCCCTCTGCCATGTAGCTTCTGCTACGGTCTTAGGGGCGATAACCAGTACATGGTTCACCTGGAACCTGCCGTATTTCAGCGCGTTGATAGCTGTCAGCGTGATGGCTGTCTTCCCCAGGCCTAACCCATGTCCAAAAACAGACCCAGTGCCGGTTTCTCGATGACCTGGCTGATACAGTACTGCTGATATGGGTGCGCTTTGAACATCATGTAGCATCCCCCCTTTCTGCCAGTATCATGGCCTGCCTGCCCAAGTACTCGTGAACGGCCAGTTCGCCATACAGGATATGGACGGTACAACCCAGACGCTGCAGGCGGTTGATCTGTATCCTCTGCAGCGGCCGTACCTTCCCGGAGATGGTCTTAAGCTCGACGAACTCGACCCGGCCATCGGGAAAGATGACGATACGATCCGGCACCCCGGTATTACCGGGGGATACCCACTTATAGGACCGGCCGCCCAGCTGTTCTACTCCTTTAGCTAATTTCTTCTCTATATCTTTCTCTAAGAGCTTCCTCATACCGCCCTCCTTGCATAAAAACTTACAGCCCATGTGTTCACCCCGAAGGGGGGAGTGAACATTCTCAGCTATAAAATAAAAAAAATGGGGCATTAGAGATGAAAGTAATAGTTATACACGCGTACGCGCTCTATATCCTCTAATTTTAATTAATATATATAGAATGTTCACACTATACTATATATACTAAAAATTCCAGTAATGAAGCGGCCTATGGCGTGAACATTCTATCAAAATTATGGGCACGTTTGTGCACACCTATCATTACCAAAAGTTCTTAAAAACTTTCTCTAGCATCTGAAAAATTTAAAGTGGTCATTAGAATGTTCACGCTAAACGCCATTATATTTATTCATCATTTTGTATATCTATCCTTTCAAATCCCCGTTGTGTGCCGCAGTAGCCATACCGCCTCCGCGATTTGTTCCGGGCCCAGCCGGGAAGGTTTGCAAGCACGCTGTTGATCTCACGGGTATCCCCCCTCTTCATGCTGCGCGGCTCGCCGCCAAAGCATTCGCACCATACCTCCATGGCACAGGTCTTTTCCCGGGCCCGGGGATTGGTGTTCTGCATCGTACCGGCCCACCACATGCGACGGGTGGATAACGGCATGGAGTCATAGCCGTCAGGTACAGGCCTTTCCAGGAATTCCTTTATCAGGCCTTCTTTGGCATTGTCCTCCCGGTGCCGTTCCTGTTCTGCCCGTGCCAGGGCGTCGAGTTCCGGTGTGTCCATGTATAGCGGTTCATTATTCTTCCAGATCTGCACGGCTTCTGCCCATAACTGGTCTGTCTCTCCGGGAAGCAGGCGCCATATATCCTTTACCGGTTTGTGGATGCCCACATCCACCGGCCAGAAGCGCCGGGACCCCGTTGGATCCTTCAAAAAGTCATGGTCGTTGCATGTGCCGAAAAACACGCCCTTACGGGGATACCGTCCGGTATGCCGTCCGTATGGCTGCCGGTACACATCATCACACCGGGACAGGAACTGTTTGATTTCGTTGTCATCGGATTTGCTGTAGCCAGTCATTTCCCCGATTTCATTGATCCATATCCCCTGCACCATTTCGGCCGCTTCCTTACCACGGAAAGACTGCAGGCTGTCGCTGTGCCATTCCTTCCCCAGGGTCTTCAGGAACGTCGTCTTGCCGATGCCCTGCGGCCCGGTGAATACCGGCACATAGTCGTATTTACAGCCCGGCATCATGACACGGGCCACCGCGGCGGCCAGGGATTTACGGGCTACAGCCCGGGTATACTGGTTGTCGTCGGCGCCCAGATAGTCATGCAGTACCGTTTCCACCCGGCGGCGCCCGTCCCAGTGGACGCTCAGCAGGTAATCCCGCACATCGTTGAATTTATGCTGTTCCGACACCAGCATCAGCGCCCCGGCTATCTTGTCCCGGCCGGTGATGCCGTAGCGGTTCTCCAGGTACCATGCGATGCCGGCGTCATCCGTATCGGTCCACAGCCGCTTGCCGTCCGCCGGGTTCCATGGCATGCTTCCCAGCACCAGGCCGCGGGTAGAGAAATCGTCGATGGCGATCTTACCGGAAAGCTCCGGGTCGTAATTGAGGATCCGGATGATATTGTCCATCGTCTTCTTCGGCCGTCCGGTGTTGCTGTCATACGCCAGTTTGGCCGAAGCCATCCAGCTTACGGAGTCTTCCTCTGCCGTGTCCGGTTCCGTCCGGTCCTGTCCGTCCTTGTCCGGGCCTTCCTGGTCGATGCAGGAAAAGACATCGGATGCGCTCTTTGCGGCGGCGATGTTGAGTTCTGTCATGACGGATGCATCCTGCATGGCCAGTTTCTTCATGGCCTGATAGCTGGGCAGGCGGTTGTCCGGCAGGCCGTCTTTGGCATCAGCATCGAGGTCGCTGAACCGGTGCAGCCGTACCAGGTCGAATGCGTTCACCAGCTGGCCGCTGCAGGGGTCCGTAGCGTGATGGCTGTACAGGAACGTGCCATCCTCGTACAGGACCGCCCCGGCGACGGTTGAGCCGCCAGTGTACGTCAGCCGATCGTCCCGGTCCGTGTCCTCATAGGCATTCGGGATGTACGCCCCGATGGCGCCCCGGATGTCATAGGTCCGGCAGAACGCGCCGACGATGCCCGCTTTTTTCGTAGGATCCGCCTGCCGTGCCAGCAGTTCTTTTGGCTTGGTCTCGCCGCCCGGCACCTGCGGCCATGTGCGCACGTCATGCCAGTCTTCATACTGGGCCAGTATCCCGTCCGCGCTGACGAACGGCTTATCAGCATAGGAGTAGATGTACTGGCTGTCGGCACTGCACCCTGGCCAGTACATCAGCCGGGACGGTTCGAACGTCGTCGGGTCGCACAGCTCGATGCCGATGATGCCGGCTAATTTCCGCGCTATAGGCTCATACTCGTCTGCTGTTACCGTTTTATCGAGCGGCAGGATGACGCGCAATCTGGGGCGGAATGGGGCATGTGAGCGGGTGCTGTAGACGACATAGGCGATGCCCAGGCTGTCTATCCGGCGGATGACGTTGTCTGTCTCGCCCGATGCGATGTTATCGAGGTCCAGCGTCACCAGGTCCCGGCCTGTCACAGCCGATGCCTTGCGCCGGGTCCCTTGAAGGGTCCCGCCGACGAAGCCGCCGATGTCCTTCAGCTCGCCCTGTCTGCCTTTGGGCATGGCCATATACTCAGCGTAGGATTCATCAGTCCGCTGTGGCGTGCGCAGGCGGGAGATGAACTCCGACCACATGAACTCTGTCCGGACCCAGTTCTTGCTGTTGCGGCTGGCACCTGCGCTGATAGTCAGCTTCCTATCGTACTGCAAATCGTTTCACCTCCTAATCTTTCTTATAGTACGGACTGACGAATCCATCCGCGTTCAGCAGGAGCCCCGGCGCCCACGGTATCGGGGCGCACATGATGGCACTGACCCGTTCTACCTCGTCATCGTGCAGTTCTTCCTTTGGTACTTCCAGTACGACCTCATCATGGATGTGCATGAGCGGCTTATAGCCATGCTGTACCAGTCTCCTGAGTGCCAGGGCCAGACAATCCCGGGCAACAGCCTGCGTGATGTTTTCGGTGAGCTTTCCGCCGTATGTCGATGTGTTGACCCACTTTGTACCTATCTGGGTCCGGTAGTAGATGGCCGGGCGCCCGAACTGGTTATCGGCCACATACGGCTGTGGATAGAACAGCCGGCGGCCGCTGGGAAGGGTGATGGCCAGATAGTCATACCCGTACAGCAGATTGCATTCCCGGCTGAACACGATGCCATGTGGCAGCCCTACCGGGCACGCGTCCTTCATGACTGACAGGGCCGCGCCTTCCACGGCGTACCAGAAATCACAGATACGGGGATTGGCACCGCGCCAGCGGTGGACGATATCCGGCAGTTCCTCTTCTGTCAGCCCCTGCTTGAGGGCGCCCATGGAGATCAGCGCATTCGGGCCGCCTGCATAGCCTAAGGCCAGCTCTGCCACTTTGCCTTTCTGGCGCAGATGGCCGTTGATGCCGTGCTTTACGACCGGTACACCGAACATGGACGATGCAGAAGCGCAGTAGATATCCCCGCCCCGTGCGAAAACGTCCATGCGCCACTTCTCATCGGCCATCCAGGACAATACCCGGGCTTCGATGGCGGAAAAGTCAGAGACACACAGCATGGACCCTTCCGGCGCGATGAACGCCGTACGGATCAGCTGTGACAGGATACTGGCAGCATCCCCGTATAACAGCTCCAGTCCGCGGCGGTTCCCGGCTTCTGCCAGATGGCGCGCGGCGTCGATAGCGGGCGGCACGTCATGCGGCAGGTTTTGGACCTGTACCAGACGCCCGGCCCATCGTCCGGTACGGTTTGCCCCGTAGAACTGCAGGACGCCCCGGATACGGCCGTCACCGCATACGGCCCGTTCCATAGCCTGATACTTAGATACGCTGCTTTTGGAGAGGTTCTTGCGTATCGTCAGCACTTCTTCTGCCGGGCCGTCTGCAATTTTAAGAGACTCTGCTACGGTCGCTTTTGTCAGCTTATCAAGATTCAGATCCGTGTTTTCATTGAGCCATTCCATGAGCTGGTTGCGGCTGTTGGGGTTCTGCAGTCCCGTAATCTGTATGGCCCGCTGTATCAGTTCTTCCTGGTGCTCTGCGTTGATGGCCAACGCACCTTTGACAAGGCTCATGTCCAACTGGATGCCCCTGTTATTGAGCTTGTAGTCAATGACCCAGTCCTCCTGCACCCAGTCCGGCACGGGATAGGCCATCAGCCGCTGATAGTCCGCCATCTCCGTCACGACATCCTGGGCGTTGTACTCTTTGAACGTCCGCCACTTATCGGGGTCATGCTTTGGCAGGTTGCGCAGGCGTCCGCCGTTGCGCTTCGTTGCCTTGCACGGCATGCAGAAATATCGGATCAGTGCTTTGCCGGCTGTCATCTTCCGCTTGTCCTCCGGCAGTCCCAGGGCGTTCCCCAGTCTTGCCAGCCCCGCCGGATATCCCAGATACAGCCCATGGAGCATCGTACAGCGCCACTGGTCCGGCGGTGTAAGGTACCCGGTACGGTTGAGGCAGGTGATTTCAAAAGCGGCGTTGTAGGCATGCTTGATGACATCCGGGTTATGCAGGTCTGCAATGACCTGCCCTGGTATTGCCTGTCCGCATGCCAGGTCCACGACTTTCACCGGGCCAAAATCGTATGAATAGGCAAACAGCAGAATCTGGAACGCGTCTGTATCGCAGTACCGGTACAGTCCGCACTTGCCGATATCCACATCGGAAAATGTTTCTATATCAATGCTTAGATGTTTCATTTCGGCCTCCTGTAATTCGTAATGAAAAGGGGCCCTGTACGGGCCCCCGTGATTACATTGGCTGGCCGGTCAGTGGATTGATTGCGCCTGTCTTAGGGGCCGTCCCGGGAGAAACGGCTTTGAATACGGACCGGGCAGATGGTGCCTGGCCGCCCAGGGGTTCACCGTCGCGTACTTTCTGTACCGGGCCGAGGCCGCATCCGATGCCTTTCTTACCCTGATAGAGGTACGGATAGAAATTGACGGATACGTTGACATACATGCCAGAGTAGACCTGTGTCGGGTTCATGATCTTCTGTACGTTCTGGTCTACGACTTCTATCGGGCTGTCGGCTCTGCTGGACGCCGTGAATACCCAATGGCCTTTGCATTCCGGGGCGTATTCCTCGCCGTTCTGTTTGACCCCGTCGCCGTCGTGTACCGGGTTGGGCACGATAGGAGGCATGACGCCGTTCCATTTCCCTTCGAGGCCGTTCCGTGTTGCCGCCTGGATAGATGCGTCGATTTTCGCCTTGTTTGCCGTGTCAGTCTTAGGCACGAGGATGGTTATCTGGAATTTAGGCTCCTGTCTGGCCGGGTCCGGGCTGTAGGCTTTCAGGATATGTACATACGAGGCTCTGACATTTTCTAATACGATGTTCGTGTTTTCCATAATTAGTTATCTCCTTTTTGATCAATGGATTTGAATACATCCGCCGCTTTGGGCGTAAGGTCGAGCGCCGGGCGTTTGTCGGACTCAGGCGCAAGTGCAGGCTTGCCCGGTTTCTTTTCGATGAATTCCCCGCACAGTTCAGCGAACAATTTCTTGCCGATGGCCTTTTCCGTTTTGGCCAGGGTGAGCGGCACCCGTTCGTACAGGACGGATTCATCTATCCCGTTCTGCATCAGCTTGCCAAAGGCTGCATCCGTATCGGTAAACGTACGGCTCCCGCGTCCTTCTACGGCCTTCCAGCCGGGCACATGCACGCCCTGCAGGCACTGGGAGAGCGCGTATTCCTGCAGGTCTTCTGCCCATTCCTTGAGCTGTTTCGCCTTCTTCAGGTATTCGCCCAGTTCCGGCATGGTTATCATCGTCGGGTCGTGCTTTTCTTCTGCCGTAGCGGCCATAGCGGCATACGCTTCAGACCGGGCCTTGCACTGTGCCTTTGCCCGGCAGAACCGGCACCAGTCGCCTGGGTGGAACTGCCCTTTGCTTTCAGAATAAGCCTCCTGCGCTTTCGGTTTGACTACGGACTCAGCCCATTGCGTGAGCTGTTCGATGCCCAGTGTCTCCTGGCTGAAATTGTTGATACGCGGCTGGATGATGTGCATGTGCACCGTCTCGAACTGGTACAGGAACTGATAAGCCGATAGCGCCCCCAGGGCGTACAGCCTCATCTGTGGATTATTGGCGGCGTCTACGGGTACGCCTTTCCCGTACTTGAAATCGATGACATGTAGTTCTTTCGGGGCCATGATCAGGCAGTCGGCTGTACCGAATCCATCGGGTACGTACTGGCTGAAGTCTACCCGCTTCTCTGCCGCCACATAAGGCTTTACCTTATATGACAGCAGGATGCCTTTGATGTAGTCCAGATATGTTTCTGTATGGCCGTCCATTTCTGACTGATAGAGTTCATCCTTTTTCAATTTGTTCATCCGCCGGGTGTACGTCGCATGGCTGAGGGGCTCGATAGCATATGAGCGTAGTTTGAGCTCAGCGATTTTATGCGCAAGGGATCCTTCCTTTGCAAATTCGGATGTCGTATCCGGGAATTTGGCTTCCATCCGCGGCGCCGCCGTGCACTGGAGCCAGCGGTGCGCAGCGGATGCGCTCAGCAGGGCGTGTTGTGTCATAATCTCGCCCCCAGAGCTCTAAGATCCGTAGCCAGTTCGCCATATCTTTCTTTCGGGATTTCCATCATGGAGGCGACGCCGTATTTCTGCATGAGCGCCTGGAGTTCAGAAATCTTCCCTGCGTCCATGAGCGGCGCTGTAGCCGTCAGTAATTCATCGAGGGAGTAATCCTTCGCCGGGGCTGTCGGAACGGCCGCTACGGGCGGTTCTGGCGCTTTTGGAGCCGGTGCAGGAGCCGGGGCTGTCGGTTCAAGAGCCGGTGCAGGTGTTGGTGTTGGCGCAGGAGCCGGGGATGCTGTTACAGCCGGGGCCGGAGCAGATGCTTCTGCTTTCGGTGCTACTGCATCCATATCTGGATGCAGTTCCGCTGTCATTGCGCCCACATCTGGGCTCAGTGCTGAGCTCTGCTGTAAGAATGCTTTCATATCGGATAAGACTTCAGTTACGTTTCCTTCAAAGCTGATTTTCATCATAGTGTGTTTCCTCCTCTTTGCAGTTCAAAACCATTTGATTGTAATATGATTCCTTGAGTTCGAATCCCAAGGCCCGGCGGCCCATCTGCAGGGCCACGACGGGGACACTGCCGATGCCGGCGAACGGGTCCAGTACGATGTCATCGGGATTGGTCCACAGTTCCAGACACCGGGCGATGAGGTCGAGCTGTAACGGGCAGATGTGCCGTTCGTCCTTTTCATCTCGTGCCGCCGCCCGGTTGAGCGTGTTGCTCTGCCGAATGTCCATCCATACTGGTGAGGCGTACCGGCGCCATACCTGATGGCTGTATATCGGTACCGTGTTGTACTTCTTCTTTGCTTCTACGAGTTCCGGATCCGGCTGAGGGCGCAGCGTCTTCACGCCTTCCGGTTCATTTTCACCGTAGAACCGTTTCAGCCCGTCTTCATGCGCAACCGGCTCCGGATTATCCCCGGGCTTTCTGAACGTCACGACATAATCAGGGAGCCCGTTGCGGCACATGGCCGAATCTTTTAATAGCTGTTTGTGCATCAGCCCCAGGGCTTTTGTACGGGTTGCTTCCACGAGCGGATCCTTCCATATGACGACCCGGCTGTGATAGATGAAGCCGGCCTTCTCGAATGCCCGGATGATTTCGCCGGGGAAATCCTTCAGCCCGATGACACCATCACGGCTCTTCATCTTAGGGATGTCCATGCAGTGGACCGATACCAGCCTGCCGGGCATGATGACCCGGGAAAGCTCCGTCAGCAGATAGCCGAAATGCGTATAGAACTGGTCATCACTGGCACTGTTTCCCATATCCCGGTCGCTGTTGCTGTACGTATACAGCGATGAGAACGGCGGGGAAAATATGCTGTAGTGTACACTGCCATCCGGCAGACCATGCAGGATCTCTACGGAATCGCCATGATACAGGGACACCTTATCTGAGATATACTGGCTTATTACTTGTGTCATCTTCCAGTTCCTCCTCCGGGTTCGGCATGTACAGTACTGGGATTCCCCGCGCCTGGGCGAATGCGTATTCTGCCATGACGCCCCGGGATGTGGTCCAGTCCTCACCCAGGATGATCAATGCATCGCATCGGGCCAGCAGTGCCAGGCAGTCATCTATGCCGTCTTCATAATCCAGCGCGTGGTAGAACGCCCCGAATGCCAGCACAGGCGATATGTACGTGTACTTGTCCTCAATCTCGATATCCGGCAGCTGTTTCCTGAGCCGGTACGGGATCCGGTACTCCCGGCTGTTCAGGTCCTGCAGGATCTTTGCGGCCCGGCCCTCGACTTCTTTCTTTCCACCATATGGCATGGCTACATAAATCAGTTTCATTGCTATATTGCCTCCATTTCTGCCCAGTGGGGCAGTTTCATCTGTATCGTAGGCTTGTACGCCGCCATGATGCGCCGGGTCTGTGATAACTGGTTCTTTACAGCTTCCCGGGTCAGTTCTGCCATCTGCTTGCGCATATGGATAGCGTAGGCTTCCTTACGTTCGATGTTCTCTTTGACACAGCCCTCTCTGGCTGAGATGATGATGTAGACGTTCACCGGATGCACCTGCCCGAACCGCCAGCACCGCCGTACGGCCTGATAATATTGTTCATAGCTGTCTGACAGCCCGACAAAGATCATATTGTGACAGTTCTGCCAGTTCATGCCGAACCCGGCTATACTGGGTTTCGTGATCAGGCATTTCAGCACACCGACAGCGAACCCCAGCATCGTAGACGATTTATACCGGCTCTTGTCGGATCCGCGTACCTGCCGGGACATCCGGCACAGCTTATGCAGTTCCTCCGATTCGGCGTTCAGATCGCACCATACGAGCCATTGTTCATGACTGTCATTGACCAGGTCTGCCGCGGCGCGGCACCGGGCCTCCAGGGAGTCCTTCCGGGCGTTGCGCCGTTGTGTCAGTGTCAGCTTCTCCTGTATCGGCGTGTCGCCATCTACAATGATTTCGTGTACATTGAGCTCCGGCAGGGTGTAGCCTTCATCCCGATATCCCAGGCTGGCAGGGTTGTCTATGACGGCCGCCCATTCGGCCATCCAGTTCCAGAACGCTTTCTCTGCATGGCCCTTGAGCCGCCATTTGGACGTTTCCCCGCTATCATGTACAAAGAACATGCTGAGCATTTCCGTACGGGTCATGACGCCCAGGAATTCGGCGTGATTGCCCAGTTCCATGTAGTCGTTAGGCGCCGGTGTCGCCGTGCATGCCAGGCGGTACGGCGTCCGGCAGAAAGCATTGATGAGCGCCGTCCGTACCTTCCCGGTGAACGACTTCAGGATGGACGATTCATCAAGCACGACCCCAGCGAATACGGACGTATCGAACCGGTCCAGCTTGTCGTAGTTCGTGATGTTGATGCCGTCGATGATGTCTTTATGGGACTCGGCGACGGCCGCCGGAATCCCGAACCGCCGCCCTTCTGCTGCTGTCTGGGACGCGACTGCCAGCGGCGCCAGTATCAGTACCGGCTTATTAGTGGCTTTGTGTACCTCCGATGACCATGCCAGCTGCATCAGCGTTTTCCCCAGCCCGCAATCCGCAAAAATAGCGGCTCTACCCTTTGCCAATGCCCAGTGCACGATATCGCGCTGGAAGTCGAACAGCGCCGGATTCAGCTGATCCGCAGGGACCTGCAGACCGTGGCTGGCATCGATCGTCATCTTAGATTGTATGAAATCTGTGTAATCCATGGTGTTCACTCGTTTTCTGTGGTATACTGTTATTGGAGTATTTTTTTTTTATGCCGGTATCCTGTTGGCGCAGGGGCCGGCTCTTTTTGTATGCCCATGCACTCATCTGGGATGCAGTAGCCATCCCAGGCACAGGCGCTGCAGTCTTCCATAGGCCCGCCTCCTTTACATTTTCTCTAAGATCAGACGTATCTCACGGCCTACGGATAGCCGGTCCGCAAATGTAGCCTGCTGCCGGAAATCCTCCATGTAGGCTTCCACCATCTCTTCATAGATGGCGGCCTTGAATACGCTGGTCGTATTGGCCGGACGCGCCCGGAATTCTTTCAGCACCGATACGCTGCCATCGCTTTCCGTCTTCAGGTATCCGGCGGCGATCAGCCGGTGCTTCATCGTCCGCAGCGCGTCAGAAGATACGTCTACAGCCCTCGCCCCTTCTTCATTCGTCAGATTCGGATTCTCAGCGTATAGGGAAAACAGCTGAGCCATTTTGGATTTTTTCATTGTGTGTCCTCCTTTAATGGATGATCAAATGGTTCGTCCACATGATATACGCTACCATTAGGATCATGATTAACAGTCCGCCCAGGAACATCGCAATGGACATCGCTGTGTCCACCTGGTTCTGCAATCGGATTATTTCGTCCCATGCGCCATCATCGATTTCCGGTTCTGTGTATTGCCCCGTGTACTGTTCCGGGTTATGCCGTGAGTTGATCCATGGCGCCGGGTTCTGTAATTGCTGTTTCATTCCTTCTCTGCCTCCTTTAGCTCGTCTAATAGGTCTTTGCCGTCGTAGCGGCGTAAGAATTCGTTGAACGTGGCTTTCCGTACTCGTTTGAAATTCCCGAATTTCAGCGTAATCAGCATACCGCTCTTCACGAGCCGGGCAACATTCGCCGGGCTCGTGTGAAGGCGCATCCGCACTTCATCCAGAGACATCAGCCGGTCGCAGTCATCGGGAAACATCTGTTCTTTCATCGTTCTACCTCCTCTCATTGAAAGCTGTTAAGCTCTGCTTTTACTTCCCTCTCTACGCCTTCTTCCCATGCCCTGACCCAGTCCTCAGCGGTAGTTGGCCCATTGGATGGGGTCAGGAAGTCTTTACAGGCAATCCGGTATCCTTTTGCGATCTGTACGATATCGTTAAGCTTACGCAGGGATATGGACTGGAGCATAGCCGGGTCAGGGTCTTCCATATCTAGTTTTGCCAGGCATGCCTGTCGGTAGAGCCGCTGATAATTACGGCTCAGTACATACTGCTCATGGCCTGTCATGCGTAGCACCTCCTTAATCGATCAGATCCGACGCGTTGCAGTCCAATGCGTCGGCGATTTTCTTTAGCGTAGAAACACGCGTATCTGCATCATGCTCGATGAGCCATAGATTCTTATATGCGATGCCTGTTTCCTTTGATAGCCGATACAATGAGATGTTCTTTTTTTGTCGTACTTCTTTAATCCGGTTCATAGGTATTGACCGCCCTTTAACGGTACAGTAGGTGCATTAAAAGGTATGGTTGAATCTACTAAGAAAATAGTTTCTACATTCCAAGACAACGAAATATTATTGGTTCAAGCTCTCCATGATCGTAATCTGAAATCTGTCTTATCGGGTATAACCGATAGAAAGGGTTTGTTTATAGCTTCTGTATTCGTCTTAAAGCGTCCTCGAGACCTGCCATAATTTCTTCTTTTGAGAATGAATCCTTATCCAGCGCATTGGAAAAGGGGTTATTTTTCATACATAGCGCGATGGCCCCCGGGTAATCTAATACGGAATAGCAATCTGCATCCGTACTGCAATCCTCTGGTGCTAAGACGGTATGGATACCGGCAGACCGGAAAATGCGCGCCAGAGTGGACTTTCCTAGTCCGGCCCCGTACAGGCATACTGTGCTGTGGTTTTGTACGGATATAGCCAGTGCCTGTATCTGCGTATCTGTGAGCATCGTCTTCAGATAAGTGTTGAATTGGTTCATGCTACGCGCCTCCTTTTCTTCTATTTAAATTGCGCTACGCAATTTAAAATGCAAAAAATAATCGATAATATTCCTCATCGCTTAACTTAAGAATATTTCCAATCTTTTCAGCTTCATCTAAAGTAATAGGTCTTATATGATTTAATTTTTGGCTAATAGTCGGTTCACTGCAGCCAATGGCCATGGCTAAGTCTTTTTGGGTTAATCCCATTTCAACCATTTTGGCCTTGATTTTTCGAGTATCTAACATTATGCACTCACCTCCTCGCGATTGCATTACGCAATTCATGTTTATATAATAGCGCTTTCCTTGCAAACTGTCAATGCGCAACGCAAAAAAATATATAAAATTAGTTAGTTTTATTTGCTCTGTGCAAATAATGTGATATAATATAGCTAGTAATTGACAAAGGAGAAAAGCTTATGGACGCATTAAACAATCGTATGATTGGATCTAGAATTATAAAAGCAAGAAAATCAAAAAACATTACGGCAAAAGAACTTGCTGATAAGATTCATGTTGCCGCTTCTACAATTTCAAGATATGAAAAAGGCGAAATTAACAAAATAAAAATGCCCGTTATCGATGCAATAGCTAGGGCATTAAATGTAAATCCTATGTGGATTTTAGGGAAATCAGAATATCCGGATGAAAGTGACATGATTAAATCATGGAATACCCCTCTCCCAGAAGGAGCGTTCCGCCCGGCATTGAAACGCGTCCCTATGCTGGGATACGCTGCAGCGGGAGAACCTCTCGAAAATCTGGATGGCCAGGATACGTACTATGTTGAAACGGATAGCAAATACCGTGTAGATTTCTGTATCACGGTCCGTGGTGACAGTATGATTAATGCAGGTATAAATGACGGAGATATCGTTTTTGTGCGCCGACAGCCGGAGGTGGAAAATGGTCAGGTCGCATGCGTTGAAATTGAGCGTAGCCGGGTATGTATCAAGCGGTTTTATAAAACAGATAACGGCGTTATGCTCGTTTCCGAAAATCCTAAATATGCCCCATTACAGTTCAATGAAACAAATTGTGACGATTTCCGTATTTTAGGATTAGCCGTAATTAAACAGTCTGAAATACATTAAAAGGAGGCCGATATTATGTTCTGTACAAAATGCGGTAAACAAATTCCTGATGATTCAAAGTTCTGTTCATACTGCGGGGCTGCTGTTGAAACACCTGAGGAAATGCAAAAGCGTATAGATAAATCCGATATTGAGAATAAGAAGAACACGACGCCGGTTGTCGCTAATGAGCAACCGCGTACGTCTTCGTCTAAATCCTCGATTATTATTGCGACATTTATTGCTTTAGCTATCTTATTAGGCATGTTAACCCTTGCAATATGGCCTAAATCACAAACTGTTCCAAAAAAACCGGCTACATCAACAACGCAGACAAAACCTACAAAAGAAGCCGTACAAAAAATACCAGCGCCAACGTCTATTGAAACTTTCGAGATTGATATTAATGCTATTGGAGAACCTGTTGCAAAAATCCAGATTAAAAACAATAGCGATAAAACAATCGATGGGTTCAGAGTACTTGTTTCAGCCAAAGACAATTTCGAAAAAGATGTTCATGAGTACGGTAGCGGCGGCACTACGGCACGGCTTATTAGTCAAAGGAAGATCGCCCCTGGCGCAGTATCTGATAGTCGAATTTATTGGACTCTGCATGGATACGAAAATGGTACTAAATTTCACGTAAAGGTATATGAAATCCATTATACAGACGGGACATCTTGGAAAGCGGCACAAAGCGATCCGGTGGAATCCGATACCGTTAAAACCGATAAAGTAATTGAGTAG